GTCAGGTAAAACAAAATGTCGCCTGCCTCCTCACGCACATTGTCGAAGTCCAATGGCTTCTGATATACTGCGTGCTTCTTAACAGCATCAAGCAACTCGCCTGCTTCGCCACTGACGCCAACCGCCATGTGCAGAATTGATGCTTGGACTGGCGTGAGTTGCACTAGGATGTCACGCCCCGGCTTGATGATTGATTGCACAAACTGCTCGTATGGTGTACTTAATTTCATTGTGTATGTATGTTATAGTATGCCTTGCCAAAGCAACCTGCTTCAGCCAAGTCAACCAATCTTCCCTCACTACCTATAGCATCGTCAAGCATCTTTTTTGTGATCATTTGTGGGTGACCATCATGCGGCGGGATGTCTACCCATTCAAACAATCGTATTGTCTTTGCTGCGCGTAATGCGTTTTTAATGATAAGGTCAGGGTCATCTGTGTGCTGAAGGCAGTTGTAAATCCATGCTTCGTCGAATCCTTCCTCGTAGATGTCCTCACCACGGCAGATCGTTGAATCAATGCCCTTCGCGGAATATCTGTCGTATGTCCACATTGGGTATTCAAGCGGATCGACTACCAACCCATTGCCAAGGTTGATAGTCTTTAGCAACATCGATGTTGGCCCTCCTCCAATGTCGATGATCCTTGCGCCTGCTGCGTCAAACGAGTAGCCAACGCGTTTCAATCCCATGTAGCGAGCGTAAACATAATGCTTCTGATCCTCGTCGAATGTGTTGCAACAATCTCCCCAGTAGTTGCTTTCAAATGTATAGTCACTCATATTTATTTATTCCTGCGTATGTTTGTTATTGCCAGCATTTAATTTATTTATGAATGCAGAAAGGTTTCCGTAATAAGCCTTTGTCCCGATATGTCCGCAAGTCATTCTAGGATCAAGCCAGATGTCAAACCCTGCTTCTTTTAACTTCGCAGTTGCAATGATGTCTTCTGACCATAAATCTCCATCGATTACGCGAACATCAAAGACCATGCGGCACTCTCCGCGTTGCGTCTTATATGGTTCACTCGCATCCCATAGTGCAGCGATTGCTTTTGCGCTCAACTTCAGGAAGCCAGTTCCAATGCCAGCACATTTGATTAGCCCATTATCGTGGATGGTTGTATCAAACACTTTGCAAGCATACAGCTCCGCTTCATCTGTCTTCTTCCGAGCCGTTCCACCAACCACATCTTCATCTCGGTTAACCAAGTCAATGACCCATTGAGGATTCCATTCCATGTCAGCATCGATGAAGATCATGGAATCAACCTTTGATTCGTAAGCTATTTTAACCAAGTCATTCCTGCATCTCTGGATCAACGCATCGTTGCCAAGAAAGACGGGATAGATTCCAATCTCGTTTTCTTCTCCTAGCTTAATCGTTCCCACCAACGATGATACATATTCCATTGCCAACTGCCCGTATGCACAGGGAGTTGCTATTATTATTTGTTTATTATATTTCATGGATAAATCATTGTCATTGCATCGATTCCGTTTCCTTCAGCGTACCAACCATCTCCGTTGTACACGTCTAGCACATCTTGGAAATACTTCTCGTACCTCGGCGCAACTCGCTCAAGCGTAAAGTTCTCTCCAAACTTGCGGCAGTCCGCTGGCTTGATCTGGTCAATGTTGTGGATTGCGTCCACGTAATCACCCATCGTGCGGCAGCGGAATCCTGTTATCCCGTGCAGGTTGTTCTCTGCGAATGATCCCCAATCACTGGTGATTGTTGGGGTTCCAGATAGCAGGTTCTCAACTTGAACTCCACCGAATGGCTCGACATATTGACTTGGCAGGAAAGATGCCTTGGCTTTAGACATCAGTTCTTTTCGCTTTGCAACGTCAGCGTAGCCCACATACTCGACATGAGGTGGGAATGTATACCCTGCCTCCTTCTGACCAGCTACAACCAATTTAACGCCTGCTCTGCGCGTTGCATCGATGGCGATATCAACACCCTTGCCAGAGTAAACCCTGCCAAGGTATAGGAAGTAGTCTTCCTTCTGGTCACTGAAGTCGAAATCTTCGATATCAAAGTAGTTTGGAATGACCACGGAATAGTTATCCTGCTGGCATTGACCAACAGCACTCATGCCGCAATGGGCGTGATAGATGGCATAGCTCTCCCATACCTTCCATCGCGCCCAGTGACCACCCGCATACCCAATCCCCGGCTCGACCACGATTAAGTCGTTGTGAGCATCACAGATCGGCCTGACGCCACTTCCCCAAAATGGAAGAATAAAGTCGTTCTTTTTCTTTCGGGAACCTATCTCCCGAATAGCATTGGCATAGAATGTCTGGTAGGCATGGTCTTGCGTGTTGAACTTAAAAAACGTCTTGCGCCAATCATGGCTGCCATAGCTCTTGGCGAAGTCCTCATTGGTCAGCACGCTGACGTGTTCTGTGCAGATCAGGTCTGAATCTTCGTGTCCGTAGTGGATTACCTCATGCCCTCGCTCGGTCATAGCTTTCCCAAACTTCACGACCTTTTGGGTGTAAGCGCAGGCGTTAAATTCTTTGCTGGTGACTGTGTGAGGAAGTCCTAGTGCGTGAAATCTCATTTCTTCTTTGTTGGTTTTGCGGTCTTTGCCGATTGTTTGAATGCCTTGGCTGTTGGTGCGCCCTTACTGCCGGGTTTCCTCATTTTCTCACCGCTGCGATGCGTTTCTTCTTTGCGTTGATGTTGGCATATAGCCCCTTTTGTGTTGCTGGTTTTTTCATAAATTTTATTATCACCTACTGCTGTTATTGGAAGTTATGGGTTGTTTTGCTTGTTCTTCAGCTTGTTGATCAATGATTTATACTTGTTGATGTCATGCTGTAATTCGTGGATTGTTTGGCGTAATTCCCTAATCTCCTGCTTTTGTTGCTGGATTATACGCATCTCTGGTGTTATCTCGTATGCCTTCATAAACTCTCTGCTAGTTGCTTGATCTTTTCTTTCGTTGTTTGGGTTTCCATCATTTTGTTGAACAGTTCTTCGGTGATCTCGTAGGTAGTCCACCTGTGAGCGCAGGCGGAAGAGTTGCAAAATCTCCTCCTCCAGATTCGGTCAACTTGGTCACGGGAATTGTACACGATGGACATATGGCCACATTTCGGACAGGTTTTTGTCATTATTCATTTCCACAATATGTTGTGGTTCGTAATATTTCTGGTGCTAAATATGTTTTTTTGTTTACACATGGTGCGATTTCATGGTTAAAATTAGCTACACGTTCGCTTGTGTGTCGTCTTCCTCTTGATCCGCTCCGTTCCGCAGCTCTAGTCTTTGTTGAGGTTCTGGATCTCTCCCCTCGATTAGCTCAATAGGTTCTGCATTTCGATCACCGATAGTGAATGTGACGTTGAGTGGCTTTGCTTGTGTCGTTTCGATTTCGATCTTATCTCCGTACTGACGAGCGTTCCACTTACCTAGTAAACGGAGTCGAGTGTCAATTCTGACCCTCTTCTCCGCTGCGTCTAGCATGGGATCGTCTGCGATTCTGATGCAGTCATCTGCGAGTGCGTGAGTTCCGATCTTTCTCGCGTGTGCGGATTTGTTGCGAAATTCTTCATTAGAAGATTCCCATCTCCATACTGTGGAGTAGTTTGGCATACCTTCTAGGTTACATATGGATGACAATGTTTGACCGATTGAGAGACGTTCACAGATTTCGTCTGCGATTGTTTCGTCGTACTCTGGAGGTCTGCCTACTTTCCTTGGTTTTTTAAAGCTCATAAGGTTTTGGTTTACGATTTGGTAATAGAGACTTCTGTTCGTTGTTCTCCTTTGGTTTTGACTTTGATTTGGGTGAAGGTGATTTCGACGCTTTCTGGGTTATCGTCTGGGATGAGTTTTGCGTAGCGGATTTGGTCGATAAGTGGCTTGCAGCCTCCTGCAAGGTTATCAACGTCGAGAGTTTTTGTTGAGAACCTTGTAATTGAAAGATGGTATTGCGGATTGCCTTTAGGAGTGCAGATTTGGCTAGGTTCTTCTGTTTTGTGTACTTTGACCAGTGGCAGTTTAGGAGCTTGTTTAGTGAAGGTGTTAAATAGCCGTCTAGCTGGAGTTTTATTTTCATAGTAGTAATTGCCATCTGGGCCGAGTGTATAGCCTTTCTCTTTTAGTTGTTCAGTTGTCCAGTTCATATAATTGCTAAAGATTTACAGCATATCTTTTGGCCAATTGAGTTTCTTTATTGATGGTTCATCCTCTTTGTAAGATTCATAGAATTCGATTTTTCCTTTAACGACATCTGTTGTTAAATGGAATCGTTGTTTCAGTTGAAAGATTTCAGCGGCAGAAGGATCTCCCTCTTCGTCTAGCATCCAGAATAAGTCATCTATGTCAGATGCTGTTAGTATTGATACTGTTCCATTCGGCCATTTAGCTATGTATGTTTTCATTTAATTCTTTAAAATTGTCTTAATTTGTCTTGATCCAATGCATAACCCTCTCCGTGACCGAGGTTGATTATATTCTCTGGTTGAATCAGGTCTTCCTTCCATGCCCATCCTTTGTAATCGAGTGAAGGGGAATCCACGATGCATAGGACATACACATCGACGTCTGGATTAATCTTTAGTGTGGAAAGCAATCGTGCTTTCTGATGTTTTGATGATTTGATGTCGTAACGATTTCCACTTGGCATTACTCCATCAGGGGATCCACTTCTTGGTGATAGACCAAGATCAGGGAAAACATTCATTAGCTTCGCAAAGCCGTACTCTGCCATCATTCCTATCACATCTGCTTCGGATCCATCTTGGTTGCCAATTTTAGCATCGATGACTCCATTGTTTCTAGCGATAAGCGAACGCATACGCCCTATCAGTTGACATATTTGAATCTCGTCCGGTTTTAAAACAAGTTTCATTGCTGTGATGATTCTTGTATGAACTTTAGCGCAATCGCCATCAGTTCTGGGTAGTCCCGTAATGACTCAAGATAATCCTTAAACAATTCATCAATTGATTGTTCGGAGCGAGGGTCTGGAACGATTTCAGATTTGATCTGTGCTTCCTCAAGTTCCTTGTTCAATGCTCGTAGTGCAAAGATTGCTCCAGAACAGTATAAAGCCAATTGTGCAGCAATGGTGCGGTAGTCTTTGGTTTTCATTCCAATTCGTATATCACAGAAGTTGTTGGAGTTTCAAAAAGCTCAACAGCATAAAGTGAAGGTAGTTTTGCATTAAGTTCATTGGCACACCACCACGCAATATTTTCTGCTGTTGTCTCAAAATCAAAATGATCATTTAAAAATGTATGATCTAATTTGTTTATCAATGGCTTAACTGATGCGGCTATGTCTGCATAATCTACAACCCAATCACGATCTAGATTTAATTTTCCTTTGCAATGGACGCGAATTTTGTAGCTATGTCCATGCAATCTACCACACTGATGTCCAACTGGAACTTTTGTGAGTTGATGTGCCGCTTCAAAAGTAAAATCCTTCCAGAGTTTAAAATTGGCGTTTAGTCGATTTTGTTTATTCATATTGAAAATTGAAGTTGTGGTCTTTTGTCTCCATTTGTTGATTGTTCTAAATACCGATGTAATTCTTCTAATCTCTCTTCACCTCCACGCACCCATCCAGTTCCATCGCATGATTCAGCACCTGCTTCATGCGCCATCCAGAGAAGTCTCTCTGAATTTACTCTTCCCACATGAACTCTTGGAAAGTTCCGCGTCCACTCATACAAATTCCTCCACTTCCATTCTGTAGTTCCTCCAACGAATATGACTTCTGCATCATTCGGAACATGAAATTTTGTCATCCCATCTTGAACCGCAAATGCAAGTGGAACATTTGGGCATATTTCGCGAATTTGATGTGACCACTCATGCCAACGGATTATTGTTGACTCTGCATCCGCGACAACATCAGGCACAACTATCCAAATAGGCTTTTTAGATGCTTGTTTGGTTTTTTCTAAATGCAACCTAAACGCTTTTTCATTCCAAGGTTGTTTGTTGACCCATGCTGGATATGCCCCGTTGTCTATTGCATATGGCAACCAAGTAGGAGGTTTCTGCCACCCATCTGGAGATAGTAACCAACCAATTCGTCCTTCATATTTCCCAGCCATGTATCCAACTTGGATTCCTCCGTTATTTGATGGCATTACAATCATTTTTGTTTATACAATCCCCCTGCATGGTTAGTTGCGCCTTCTAGTTTACGAATGCGTTCTGCTTGGCGTTTGATTTTCTCCCTCGCCTCATCGCGCTCTCGTTCTATCCTGACAAAACGATCATACCAGTTATCGCTAATTCGCTCCAAATTCTGCACGCAATTCATAGAATCAATGAATCCGTCAGGGTGATTTCGTTTGATCCAGCGGTGGATAGTTGTCAGTGCAGCTTGAGCCTCGTCGCGCTCGATCTCAAGTTTGCGAGCAAAGTTAGCCGGGACATGACGATTGTCCTCCCAGCCCCCGAACCAAATTATCTGCGCATCTGTCTCTGGCGTGTCTTTCATGTATTTATTAAAGTGTGACCCGCTTTTATGTAGTTACGGGTCTGGCGCAAATGATGACCAGCAAACATAGTTGCCGCTACAATACCAAGAGTTGTTAGATATTATTCAAATCCAAATTCCTCGATTCGTTCAATATCTTTCAATTTGTATCTTACCTCGCGTCCCAATTTGATGAAAGGAATGCTTCCATCTTTTTCCCTGCGTTTTAATGTTGTTGTAGTAAAACCCCACCTTTTTGCTAATTGTTTGCGTGAGATGAATAAAGTTTTATCCATAATACTAGAATGGGATATCATCTCCGTCTGCGCTTTTGGCCCGTGCTGGCGCAGGTTTGGCTTTTACGGCGTTTTTGCCAGCGTCCTGATCCTTTGGCTTAACTGACAAAGAAAAGAACTTCTTGCCGTCTTTCTTCGATTCTTTAATCCACCCGTTGAGCCAATAGTCACGCCCCTCGATGTTGATCGAGCCATTGTAGTCTGGATGCGTGTCTAGTTCCTTGCGGTCATTCTTGAAGAGTGAGCCGCGATTCGTGTTGTCGTATTGATCTGCCATATTATTATATTTAGTTTATATTTATTTATTCAGCTTTTTTGTGGTGTGCTGCCACCAAGTCTGCATTTCATTGCAGAAAGTGTAATTTTATGTTCTATTCGTCTTTATTGTATTCTTGCTCCAAATCGACTCCATGTTTCTTCTTTGAAATGTAGTTCAGGACTTGGCACATGATATCAGCAAAGATGTGAATCAGCATTAGAAGAGTAATACTACCAACGATTATTTGAATGCTTGTCATCTAGGTCGATTCTGTACTTCTTGGAAAGGTATTTTGCACATCGATGCCATAATCCAGTGAAGAGAAAAATGAATAGCGAAACAATGGTAAAGGCCAAGATGATGTCGGTGACATTCATTTAATCTCCCCAACAGAATTTGCCTGTGTAGGTGCATTCAAGGGTTGGAATATCACCTACTAATTTCTTTTCAACGTCAAAGCGAGTTGCGTTGCCAAATCGAAACTGCTCGATGATTGCT